ATCAATGTTTGAATCGTATCAGAAATTTATTGGAAAGAATACTCAACGTGAAACACTCGAATCGTACTACGTCGGTGATGCTAAAGAAAACTTTGATGCTCTGTGGGGCGTTCTTAAGTCACGGCTTCATAAGTTTGGGCGTTATTCTACTTGGTTCTATATGCAGCATCTTAAGCACACTGCTGGTATTGACATTGAGCCTAGTTCTCTTATGTTGGATGATTATGATGGTTCCCGCTCTCATCGTAATGGATTACTTCTTGCCGTTGGGCGTGATAACGATGTTGATCGAAAACTCACTGGAAGCGAGTATGGTGACCTTGAAGCATTTGGCGAGGGAATCAGGGTTGAAATGTTAGACAGGTTTCCTGAACTAGCAAACCAGATTGACTTCTTTACTATGGAAACTTGCCTATGTTCTTTCAAGAAAATCTTTAGAGCAAAGCATGGTCGTTACTTAGGATATTACCTTGACCGCCAAGCTGAAGAGATTATGAAAGCCGAAGGTGATGGTTGGTATGGTATTGACTGGGATGTTATGTGGCAAGCACGTAACGAAACTATCGACTTGCGACTAGACCACAAAGCTGGAGTCAACAAAGAAAACTTTACTTATTTCCTAAACTCAGGTAAAATAGAAAACCTGAGCTGGATGTTTGATGATGAACAAGTGCCCTTGATGGGCTTGGAGAATTTTATATGAACCCTGATGATTTGACAACTGGAACAGTTACTTTAACCGATACTGGTGATTATGCTATTGTTACCAATGGCGGTGTGATGGTACCAATGACAACTTCTGTTGGTGTTGGTTCTAGTTCACCATATATTACTAGTGGTATGCAATCAACAATAAAACTTAAATCAACCGTTGATGAAGTTATGGATGAGCATAGCCTAAACCGTATCGCTGTTGACCATAAAGTAACAGCAGCTGAACTCTTAAAGTTACAAGAGGTTGCCCCTGATTATGCCTCAGAGATTAAAGAGAATATTGCTAAGAACTTAGCACGTGATATTGCCAAAAAGGTTATGTTCAAAAAGAAACACGATAAGGATGCTGACGTCCATCACTTCATTGGTCGTGTATGGGTATTCACTGATGATGAATTGAAAGAGTTACTACAAAATGTTCATTGAAAAGATTAAAGCTAATGATGAGATTAGCATCCAACTTATCAAAGCGGAGAAAAAAGTGAGAAAACTTATTGCTGTTGGTGGATCACCAGGAACTGGTAAAACAACTTTGTTTCGTAAGTATATGGAAAGCAAAGTATTCCAACCAGTTGAACCAGCCAAGCTAGTTTCAGCCATGTATAATACCGAGCGTGACTTGTATGTGCTTGGTAAGTACGAAGAAGGTGAAGTCTTTGCTGGCACAGATCGTCTTTCTATGGCAGTTCAGCCAGCTATGCAGGAGTGGATCGCCAGTCATAACTGTAACGTTTTATTTGAGGGTGACCGAATCTTCAATCAGTCTTTCCTAGAGTTTGCTATGGGTCTCCCTGATACCGAGCTTCATATCGTATTCCTGAACGCACCTAAGAACGTTCTTGAACAGCGTTATAAGGATCGTGGCTCCGATCAGTCCGAACAATTCCTAAGAGGACGCGAAACTAAATATAGTAATCTACTGTCAAATTTTGACTTGATGCCTTATATTACTGAATTCGCTAATACTAACTTAGAAGAACAAGGAAAAGTGCTTGCATTTTTGGAGAATCAATTCAAAATGTAACCTAAACGGCTATGAAATACTTACAGGGTTTAGACTTCGATTTTATTGAGTTTTTGAACTTTAACGAGAAACCGTTCAGAGCCAAATTTAATCCCTCTAAGATATGGGATGATTTAGACAAGTACAAAAATGACGCCACTGGCTTGAGGAATTACTTCAAGAAGTGGCGTTTCAGCATTGTGTGGCACCAAGAGAAAAAGTCAACTAAACATATCTTGGTTGGCGGTGGTTACTATACTGACGAGGGTCGGTCAGAGTTAGACATATACACTAGTCCAGATACTGACTTCAATCGTTATAAGTTTACCGTTGCTTCATGGAACCGTTTTAAGTTTAGAGTGATTCAAGTAGCAATGCACGAGTTGATTCACTGTAAACAGTATTATAATAAGCATGAAGAGTATACCGCGAGCAAGGTTTATTTCTCCAGAACTGGTATCGAGAAGATAGACACCAATAGAGATTATCATGCGGGTAGAGATGAGATTGAAGCATACGCTCACTGTGTATTTCTAGACTTCAAAACTAAACGACCATCTATCCCTGTCGCTGAGTTAATACGACATGCTGGTACATATAAGGTATCAAAGAACTTATCAGGTATTCAGCGTGTGTTTCAAACTGATAAACATAACGAGGTTGTTCCATTATTACTTCGTAAGATATTAACATGGGAAAGAAAATACTCAAAGCTAAATAATACATAAAGACTAGGGATAATAAATGGCTGCGTTGACGTTAAAAGATTTTAGAGGTAAGCACGGGGATACTCGTATTATCGCCATGATTGAAAAATTGATTGAAGGACCAAAGTCTCCATTCACAACAGTTGACGGTAAACAACAACCATTCAACAAGATTACATATCCAGACCCACGATCTGGTCGCTTGGTAACTAAGAACGCAGTTGATATTAGTGAGTCAGCCGATATCTTTAATTTGATTAAGACTGGGACAGTGTCAATTAAAAGTATTCAACTATCATATGAGCGAAGCGGTAGAGTTAATGCGCTCGTGCCGTTGAGTGATATTATGAAGACTGAGGAGTTTGGTGGTAAAGCTAACCGTGGAGACATGGCCGAGATTATATTCTCAGCTGCTATTGTCAAGCGTTTCTTAAACAAGAACGAAGCCATCACATCATCTGACGTCATGGAAATTATTAAGATGTTAAATGACACTGACACTCGTCAGGTTATTGGGCCAATGAAGTCTCCAAATAAAGAACCCAAGGTTATTGACGATGTGTATTGGGAAGTTAATTCTGCGCTGATTAACGTAAAAGCGATCAAGAACCCACGCCATATGAAGAACCTAAAGTCAATTATTGACGCAAGCGTTAAGTATGCCAACTCCAACGTGGTTTCTGGTAACGCCAGAAAGTATTACGAAAACAGTTTGTATAACAGAATTGATATCAAAGCAGTTGGTACTGTCTCTCAAAACGATACAAAGGTTGACGTTTATGTTGAGATCGATAAAACCAAAATTGATATCAACGTTTCCTTAAAAGCTGCAGGTACAAAACAGTTTGGTCAGGTTGGTGGTGGAACTATTGAAAAACAAAAAGACTTATGGATGTCGTTAGCTGATCTAAAAATGCCATCTTCACTTGAGAAGAAGTATTTTGTTACCCTAAAATCTGATGGTATCATTGAAGCAAACTCCGTAGTCTATGACGGCATGACGGAAGTTTTTAATAGCCTTATGTCAACAAACCCAGATAAGCTGCTTGATAGTTTGGCTGATGGTATCATGTACTTTGGTACTCGCAAAGATAAGAGTGTTGATATGGTGCAATTGACTACACGAGAAGCTATGGTTTATAAGTTCGATAACCTTCAAACTGCATTGAAACTAAAGAACGTTAAGTTAAAAGCCATATTCATAGATAACAAAACAAAACCTGAAGTTCGCATCCAAGACTCCAAGACTGGTATGGTATTAGTATGTATTCGATTACGTTCTGATAGAAACTATTTGCGAAATGTCATTGAAAAAGGTAAACTAATGACTGAGTTGGTTGGCGTTGTGGCAGCCTAAATATAAAGATATATTGATGGAATCAAAAGGGAATATTAATGTTAAATTTTAAAAGTTTCTTGAGAGAATCTACTCTAATTAATGAAGAGTTGATCCTAGAAGCCAACCACACTAAAGACGTTGAAAACGACGATAAGGGTAAGATGCACGAATTGCTTCTAGCAAAGTATCTTCATCCTGATTCAAACCTTCCAGAACACCACCGCTCAGAGTCAGAAAACGAAGACCACGCTGGTACACCTACGCAAGTTCACGACCGTCTAAAGAAAAAGATGGGTGACAATGCGTATAATCAGATTGATCAACATGCCCAACAAACGGCTAAGTCTATTCATGCTCACCTAAAAGCAGCGGGGCACGTTGGTGAAGGTCAGCACGTTGGTAGAGTATTCTGGACATCAAACGCTGATAAGCCAGGAAAGCCAGGAGACCACGAGAAGACTACTGGTGTTAAAGATGTAAACTCCAATGCTGACGTTATTGTTCGTATTCATAACAAAGACGGTAAGACTGCTAGTCACGTTGGTGTTTCAGCAAAGTATGGTTCACATAAACCAAATTACCGTAACCCTGGTCTAGATTCTATGGAGAAGACTGCTGGGTTAAACAAAGGTTCTTTGAAGAAGCTATCCGATAACCACCATACTCATATGGAAGAACTTGGATATAATGGTCCAGCAACTCAACGTCATATTCAATACAAAATTGATAAGATGGGTATTGATAAGGCTCGTGCTGAGCATTCTAAGTATGAAGGATTGTTGGCAAAGGGTAAGACACTAAGTTCTAAGAATAAAGTGACGCATGAACATCTTACAAAATACATTTCAGCACATGATTCAATGAAACCTGCTGAACAAGCAGCGTTTGAACAGAAAGCTCAAACAAGATCAGCAACTGCCGAGGTATCAGCTCTACAAGCTAAACGTGCCATGGCCAAACACTTCTCTGAAGGTATGGCTAAAAAGTCAGACGATGAACTTCGTGATATTGTACGTCAACATGTATCTGCCCCGACACATATTCCACACATCGTTGCTCACTCTCAAGTAAAAGACAGTGGAGATGCTGAGTCTCATGTTGTTCCTTCTCATAGTATTGCGGATGATCACTTAGCTAACTTTGATAAACTACATGTTGTACACAACGGTGGTATCTCCACTGTAATCAAAGGCGTTCATAAGAAGACTGGTAAGGTTCAAAACGTTGGGTCTTTCACTATGAAAGGTTCTTCTGGTCCACACAAAGGTGTCGCGGGCACATTCTCATTGAGCTAATATGATCAACTTTCTAAATTTCTTATTAGAAGCCGAAGAGGAAGGCGCTAAACTAAAGCACATTCACCACGCTGAAGACCGTCCACTGTTACACGGCGAAGACGGTTTTGAGCATGCTTATGGTGCTCTTCAAGCTGCTCACCACCATACCGTCCAAGGGCTTCAGTCTCACAAGATGACAATGAAGTATGACGGTTCACCTTCTGTTGTGTTTGGTCACCACCCAGAGAATGGTAAGTTCTTTGTGGCGTCTAAGTCAGCCTTTAATAAAAATCCAAAGATTAACTACACCCCAGAAGATGTAGATAAGAATCATGGTCATGCTCCTGGTTTAGCTGATAAGCTAAAAGGTGCTTTGAAACACTTTCCTAAAGTTTCTCCAAATTCTGGGGTGTATCAAGGCGACTTGATGTATACTCATGATGACTTAAAGAAGAAAGATGATAAGGTTTCGTTCACACCTAACACTATTACATATACAGCCAAAGGTGAAAAGGCTGATGCTATTAAGAAGTCTAAGATCGGTGTAGTCGTTCATACGAAATACGAAGGTGATAAGTTGAGCAGCATGTCTGCTCATCATAATGTTTCAGCCAGTGACTTTGGCCAACACCCAGATGTATTCCATCACACTGCTGATTACGATGCATCTGGCGCTCACTACTCTAAAGAATCCCAAGCGTCTTTCAACAAGCACATGTCCGCTGCTCGTGCTATCCACGCTGAGCATAAAGGTAAGATGTACACGGCTACATCTATGCACCACGGTGATGGTGGACACTTAGCCACATACATCAACCAAACTGTTCGCGAAGGTACTACGCCAGATGCTGAAGGTTTAAAGACGCACATCGCTGGCAAGTATGAGAAGATCGTTTCTAAGTTAAAGACTGAGAAAGCTCAGAATGCTAAATTAGATGAACTTAAAGGTCACTTAGATAACATCAAGAAACACCAAGGGCACTACGATAACTTATTGAAGATGCATGGTCACCTTCAATCCGCCAAGAACGAATTAGTTAAGTCTTTAGAATCTAATGAAGGTTCTTATGAACACGCTATCAATGGTGAAGCATCTAAGCCAGAAGGCTTTGTTTACAACCATACTCATAACGGTACAACTGAACCAACTAAGCTAGTCAACCGTGCTGAGTTTGCCCGTCAGAACTTACTAAAGGTGCGTATTGCCCCAGGGAAGAACGAAGAACCTAAAGAAGTTCATCACACTATCGCGTTTGGTCGTATGAATCCTCCAACTGCTGGTCACGAGAAACTGGTAAATCATATGCATGAAACTGCCAAGAAGTTTGGTGGTAAAAGTACTCTAGTTCTATCTGGTTCTCATGATACTACTCCAGCTGAAAAGAAAAAAGGAAAGAATCCTCTTTCCCCAGAACAAAAGCTAAAGCACGCTAAAAACGCATTCCCTGGCACCAACGTTGAAATTGCAGACAAGTCCGCACCTACTATCTTACACCAAGCGTCTAAATTACATAAAGAAGGTGTCACTCACCTACACTTTGCTGGTGGAGAAGACCGTAAACCTATGGTAGAACTGCTTAAAAAGTACAATGGTGTTAAAGGCACTCATGGAGAATATAACTTTAAGCATATCAGCTTTGAAAATGCTGGTCACCGAGACGAGAACGCTGCAGGTGTT